GAGAACGGGAGAATGAAACCCTCGTCCTGGTATGATCGTATCGTCGATGTCGCCGAAGAGTTGTTTAAAATCACTCTCATACTCAAGGGACAGACCGGTTACCTTGCCGATCGCTACAGTGAACGAAAAGAGAGCCATGAGGAGCTTTCATCCCGCGTTAATCAAGACAAAATATGACGTTCCTGTTTTCATGAGCTCCTACTGTGTGAACTCAACAACGTCCGCTTCTGGCACAAAGCGGACGTTGAGAGTTTTTTTGATGGCAGCTATAACTGGACTCCCCGGCCCGCTTGGGACTTTTGAATCTGCCACAGTACTGACAGCGCAATGCAATCAGCCAGATCAAGTTGGCTTTTTGAAAGCTCCAGGATCATGCAGGCTGAAACCTCCTGACACGAAATTTCTCTCAGGGTATCAACTCCGTGAAGTGCCTCAGGTTCCGGCTTAAATGCCCTTTCTTCCAGCATAAAAACAGAGACGTTTCAGGCTGAGCATCAGAAATGTCCAGCGTTACGACGTCACTACGTACACTATTTAGCTGTGTGGCAGGAACAAACGTAATTCCCGCGCCTAAAGCAACCAGGTCCACTGCAGTACTCAAATCGCGCACACGTTTAATATGAGATGGGATGATGCCGGAATCTGCATAGAGCTTAAGTACCGTTCCCCCGAGCCCAACACCTTCCGGATCATCCAGAATAATCAGTGTCTCGTTCGCCAGGTGTTGCATTCTTATCTCTGGCATGAAGTGGAGTGGGTGAGTGTCTGCTACCACCAGTTTGAGAGGTTGCTGTTGTATGATGCGATGAGTGATGAGCCGGTTACTGGGCATCGGTCCGCGAATAATCCCTATATCCAGCTCACCGTTCTGCAGTAAACAAACCTGTTCCCTCACGCTAAATTCTCCAGCTTCAAGAAGCACGTCAGGAAACGAAGACCTGAACGTTCTTATCGCGCTCACAATCAATGATTCCAGTACCGATGTTCCGACATAACCCAGCCTGAATACTGTACTCCCGCCACCAGCCACATGTCTCACACTGTCTGATAACCGGTTCAGTTGCTCAACGGTACGTTCCACTTCGCCGATGACCATCTTTCCCGCAGCAGTCAGGCTGACGTGGCGTTTATCTCTTTCAAACAACCTGACTCCCCAGCTCTGCTCAAGCGACTGTATATGCTGACTCAGAGCGGGCTGAGTGATGTTGACCTGAGATGCCGCTTTGGCGAAATGCAGCGTACGCGCAAGGGCTAAAAATGACTCGAGTTTTCTCTTATCCATATCGGCCTGATAACAAATTGTTTTTAATAACAGATACTTTTTAATTGGAGACTTATTACCCGTAAGTTTACATTCTGCTCATCTGAATGGACAACGTCAGAATATCATGTCGGGAAACTCAGGGTATAAAGGTGAAATGCCCCACGGAACCCCCACATTTTAGTGAAATGGCCTTTCATGGATGTTCAACAGAAATTTCAGTACTCGTAACAGGAAATATTATGTCAGAGATGAAACAGAGCCCGTCAGTCAGTCAGGTTTTCGATTTAAGAACTGCCCTTAAAATTATCAGGCAATATGAGAATGAATATACTGAAACCAGCGAGCCGGTTGATCCTGCTGCTGAACTTTCAGGGGTCTATCGCTACGTGGGGGCAGGCGGCACAGTCATGCGTCCTACCCGAACCGGGCCAGCGATGGTTTTCAACAACGTTAAAGGCTATGAAAATTTCCGGATTCTGATAGGCCTGCTGGCCTCACGTCAGCGTGTTGCGCGTCTTTTCGGGGTGCCCAAAGAAAACCTGGCAAAGCTCCTTCTTGAATCAGTGCATTCAGCGATAGCGCCTGTTGTTATTCCGGCTGAACAGGCTGTGTGCCAGGAAATTGTTCATCTTGCTTCGGATGAAGACTTTGATATTCGCACGCTGCTGCCTGCACCGACCAATACACCTGAAGACGCCGGTCCCTATTTTACAATGGGAATGTGCTACGCAGCCGATCCGGAAACAGGCAGACATGACGTAACTATTCATCGGCTATGTGTGCAGGGTAAAGACGAAATATCAATGTATTTTGTGCCAGGCCGACATCTTGACCAGTTTCGTATCAAAGCGGAGGAAGCAGGAAAGGCTCTCCCCATCACCATCAGTATTGGCGTAGATCCGGCAATCGAAATCGGTGCCTGTTTCGAACCCCCCACCACACCACTGGGCTTTGACGAATTAGCCATCGCCGGCGGTCTGCGGGGGCGCGCGGTCGAAGTGGTCCAGGGTGTTGCTGTAAACGCCAGGGCAATCGCGAATGCAGAAATCGTCATTGAAGGTGAGCTGATGCCGGGTTATCGGGTTCAGGAGGACCAGCATACCCACAGCGGAAAAGCGATGCCTGAGTTCCCCGGTTACACTGGAGAAGCTCAGGCTGCAGTCCCGGTCATTAAAGTTAAGGCAGTCACGCACCGCAGAAATCCTATACTTCAGACCTGTATCGGACCAAGCGATGAACACACTAATCTCGCCGGAATACCAACCGAAGCAAGCATCCTGGATATGGCAGAGAGAGCACTTCCTGGACTGGTTAAGAATGTGCATTGCCCGTCGCCGGGAACCGGTAAATATATGGCGGTACTGCAGATACACAAGCGTGGTCCACAGGATGAAGGACGCCAGCGACAGGCTGCCTTACTTGCTTTTTCAGCCTTTTCAGAGCTTAAACATGTTTTCATTGTCGATGAGGACGTCGATATTTTTGATCTGAGCGATGTAATCTGGGCGATGACGACCCGATATCAGGGAGATGTGGATACAATTTTCATACCTGGCGTACGATGTCACCCGCTTGATCCTTCTCAGGATCCCGCGTTCAGTCATTCAATCCGGGCATCCGGTATCACATGTAAAACCATTTATGACTGCACAGTTCCCTACGAACTTAAATCCAATTTTAAGCGCTCAGCTTTTATGGAAGTGGATGTAAATCGTTTCATAACAGGTTTTTTTCCAGGCTGAAGATGAATGTTATCCGCCGAAGTATTTATCAATACGCATCATTATGAGTAAGACGGGCCCTGAGTGCTCATAAAAATAAAACTTACATACTGACACACAAATTAATAAAACTCCCGAACTCACTACTCTAACAATATAAAAAACAATTTTTTAAGCCCCCTGAATTAGCATCATGAAAAAAACTTAATTTTCACTTTTATGAACTGAAGTCTGGCTATAAATGGGTCTCCCTTAACGGGTATGCACGCCGAAATTTGCAACCCATTTCTAAAAGGAGTTCAGATGTTATTAAGAAAAGCGTCACTGGCTTTGCTGACTTCCATAATTTTTTGCACCAATGCGATGGCAGAGGATTCGGATGTAAGCCCGACCATGTCCTTTGGTTACCAGCGTGGTCATATTAATGATTTTGGTGAAATTCAGGGCGGAAACTTCCGGTTTCAGTATGAGACATCATCACCGTGGGGTTTCATGGGTACCGTGTCGGCGATGAAGAAGAACTGGCAGAATGCCAATACCGAGTGCAGAAAAAATGATACAGCATGCAGAGAAAAATATAATGCAAAACACCGGTTAGACAGAAATGCAGTATATTACTCAGCATTGATGGGACCGACTTACCGCATCTCCGATAAACTCAGTGTATTTGCATTAGGCGGTATCTCGCATACGAAAGTGGACAACCCGTTAAATTATGAAGATATTAACAGAATGTCTTCCAGTAGCGGTTCATCTTCCTCCAACCATTTTGCGTACAGTACTGGTCTGACATTTGATGCAACCAGACATCTGGCATTAACTGCAGCTTTTGAAGGCTCGCAGGCCGCTTTCACATCAAAAAAACATGATGTGAAGAGCGCTATCATCAATGTCGGTTATCGCTTTTAAGTATTAACTCAGAGGCTCGTTCCGGACGAGCCTCTTCAGCCAGCTTCTGGCATATTTGGCCAGTCCAGTTTCTTATTTACTCTCGCGTCCAGCCTGTATACTTCAGCTAAATATTTTTTCCAGGCAATGAGTTTCTGTTTTTCTTCTTCATTTAGTCCATAAATTTCCTGCACTACTGTCAGCATGCGTATTTCCGTATCCGCCCTTTCCAGTAACGCATTCTTTATCGACTCGTTTTCCTCAATGGTTGGGCCTTCCTGGTCAGGGATATCAACCCAGGCTGGCAGGCCATCTTTTCCTGGTCCGAGTTCTTTACCTTCCGGCGGTTCGCTTATAAACCTTTGCCACACGTCATCCGGCACAGGAATAATATCATCCGGCCACGTGCCGGATTTCCTGTAAGCTGCCTCTTCATCAATTAAGAAAAATGTATTCGTTTTTGCGCTATACCCGATATTCATGATTAAAACCCCATGGCCAGCCAGTAGAAAGAAGGTTCCCCGCTGCCAGCGTTCAAATAAAAACTGGTGGACTTAACATCAGAAACAAACGCGTTATCTTTGCTCATTTTATGTTTGCCGCACTGCGTGATTAAGACGAGGGTACAGCTTTGAGGGAAAGTCAAAGGAAACCTGATCACTCCTTTGTTCGCCGGATACAGGCCCCCCTGGATAACAAGGTTACTGACCGGGTCTTTCCAGACCAAAGGCTGATCACTTAATTGCTGCAAAAATAAGGCTGAACGTCTGTTCAGCCAGGAATGCAGACTTCCGCCCCAGGCTTTTCCCAGAATGTCGCCTTCGGATGTGACTTCTGTTTCCCCTATTTTCAGTGCCCTGTCCGTTTCCAGTAAGCCCTCTACTGCAAGCGGCCCTTTGACCCTGCCGCCACTGACCGGGATATAACGGCGATCCATATCGGCCCAGTCAAGTTTCTGCTTGTTATTACACAGGATCCACGCATTCAGGGTCGCATTCCACTCAACTTCATTTTGCTGGCAGATGCTGAGGTTGCCCTCAGTAAGTTCTCTGGAGACCTCGTCATAAACCGGACAGGCCGGAAAATCCCCTACGCGAAGTTTACATGCTCCCCCGTTCGTTGCTGGTGTGCGAAAGAACAGACGCATCCCATCTGTAAGTTTAGTGACTGGCGGCTGACAGACCAGATGGTAGGTATCCCCCTCACGATTCGCTTTGCCACGGTTCATACACCCCTGCTGAACAGCAGTGATGATGCCGTCCTCCGGAAGAAAAGGCGCATGCTCAGCTATGCTTACCGCTGAAGCCTCAATGAATAAATCCCCGTTATTTACGGTAATTATCCATGCTGCTGTATAACCAGGATCCGGTGTCGGGGACTTCTGGTTACCCGTTCTGGCGGCAATACCCGCTTTTACTGCAAGATGACATTTACCGGCTCTTACCGTGCTTTGTGCAGTGCCGCTGTTAGCCGGCCCGCTAAAGGCTATCGCCGGGTCAGCCGCATTGTAATAAGGCAGTACAGTGGGGCCCGTATCAGTATCTGCGTAAGTCACCTGGATCAGATAGTTGATGCTATGTCCCTGTAATGCGGGTGCCTCCAGTCTGAAAAGGCACGCAGACGTATTCAGACCCTGCTTCAGAATGGTATTTGTGTTATCAGCAGCCAGTGACGAATAAGCCGTATCATCGACATGCTGCAGCGTATAAATCTGCCCTTCCCCGACCTCCACACTCATTGATGCAGGTGCAGTCGGCTTACATGCCAGCCCGTGAAGCCATGTGCTTTCGCCCATAATGGCTGATGCCAGTTTTGCCATTCCTGTCATGGCAAACTTATTAGTGTTAAGCAGGTCGGTTTCGAGCGGAATGGCGCCCGGATAAACAATTTGTCGATCCATAGTGTTATCCATAAAAAAGACCATCAGCAGGATGGCCATCGTGTGACTGTTAACGGAGAAAATGAGATTAATGAATTCTTACCCAGACGAGGGTGCCTTCCGGTTTAACGATCGCAATGGCTGCGTAAATCTGCGCATCCGTAATGCAGCCAGTGATCATCTGCCTGGAAACATACTGTGCACGCGAAGGGTTACTGTATCCGGCCGTTGATGTTCCATAGCCCGCCACCCAGGGAATGCCCTGACCGCGCGGCCGGCTGACGCTCACAAATGCCTGGTAAGGCAGATATTGGGATCCATATCCACCAGCCGCACCATAGCCGATGGCCGGACTACCGTAGGCACCTGTATCTGCTGGGCGCGATGGCTCAAACACAGCAGGCTTATTCCCTGTCAGCATCTCAAGAATGTCGATGACCGCCTGTCGCGTACCCCGCTCTCGAAGCAGATTCGTTTTTATCCGGATCCGGAAGCGGTCATCATCCATACCATCAGGTCTGCTGAGGCTATTGCCAAAGAAGTCACAGGCTGTGATGTCCAGCCAGCCATCAGTGGCGGTGGAGATGCGTGTCTGCTTACGGGCGTAGCGATAAAGGGTGTAACACCAGGATAACGATGAGGCACATGCAGACAGCGTACCTTCAAGAATCGGACTGTCATCATTAAACCAGCCAGGCGGAAGCAGTGCATGAAGCCGGGCCAGAAAGTCATTTTTGTCACCTTTAGCCATTCAGCTCACCGTGATCTGACCTTTGCGAATAACCTGCTTTGGCGAGGCCGCGAGATCGGCTTTTCCGCCATTGAGGGTAAGGAATGTCACGTTCGTGACCAATGGACTGGCCGCATAGGCCGCTCTGATGATGCGGGTGTAGGCCATTAGCTGGCCAGGCTTAAGGCTGGCAATGTAATGTGTTATCGCCTCCTCAACCAGCATGGCTACACCTGTGTGGTCTGCCTGATTATTTGTCGTAAATGAAAGCACGACACTGGCATAGATAACCTCCGGCGCAAAAACCCCAAAGGTAATAGTGAAGCCGCGCACAGCATCAATTGCCCTGTAGGCACGATCAAGGAGTTCGCGTGGCGGCATGCCGCTGCCATCATCAATTACCGCATAAAAATATCCCGGCTGCGGCGCACCGTCCCAGGCGACATTCTCGCTCAGAGTGAAGCTGACGCCATGCTGAATAGTGCTGAGCGCAAACGTAATCGCCGCTTTGGTTGCTCTGGATAATGACGAAATCCACAATCTGAATCGTGCGCGGAATTCGTCATCGGACTCAGCATCCTTTCCGTCGGTAAAAGCTTCCGGATTGGTGACCTGATCGACATATAACACTGAACCTGTGATGACGGTGATGGTACCTGGCTGAGCATTACCCGCAACGCCTGCGGTGTCTGCCCGTACCGGTACATCAAGAGAGATAACGCCGGCTGCGATGATATAGCCCGACCGCCCGGCCTGGTCTGCAATAACAGTGTAGGTCTGGCTGCCATCAAGGGTAGTTATCTTTGTCCCGACCGGTATAAGGGCCTGGCAGGTGGGCGTGAGACGGGAGAACGTCACGTTGCCAGTGGCCTGCACGGCAGAGCGACGAAAAAAACCAAAGTCCGCCATCCAGCTATCCAGATCGTCACCTGAGCAGGTGGCGGCGCGCGTCGTCACCAGAAGCTTCACGAACAACTGCTGGATCCACATTGCCACACCGGCATTGGATTCAGCCAGCGAACGCAGAATGCTGCCGATGGAGAAGTCCAGCAGTTTTGCCGCCCGGGACTGTATAGCAGTGACCTGTTCGCTGACGAGTTCAGAGAAAGATTTAACGTTGAGCGATGGCATCTGCTTACCTTGTGACGTCAAAGTTGAGCGTTTCGGGCATGCCTGACAGGTCATCGCTGTAAGCAATCGACACGCTGACGCCCCCTTCAATCAGGGACAGGTTCACAACTGGCGGTGGATGGGGGGCTACAGCGTCTTCAAGCAACATCTGGCCACCGATGAGTGATTTCCATTCCCCCGATCTGACTGCCTCACCAATTTTCTTCCCCAGCCCGGCACCGTATTCCGGATGAAACAGGTAGTCGCCAGGGTTGGTCAGCAGACGTCGCAGAATGCGTTGTTTCGCACGGTCGCTGCCTGATGCCGTGCGTAAATCGCCAGTAGAAGAGGAGTTGAGGTCTCCGCCTGCGAAGTGATAGAGGTCGTCCATAGGTTAATCCTGCAGAAGAGTTTTGATTTTCTGTTTCGGCGGGGCAGTGAAATTGCCCTGACCTTTTTCAAGATGGGTGTGACCGCCATAAACGGTACGGATACGATCTACAGGGCCATAGCGGCCATTGTGGTCGCTGATGTCTTTACCGACTGTCAGATTGTTATCTATCAGCACGTCGCCGCCGGTAAAGTGATGTGCCGGTGCGTCATAAGTGAATTTTTCCTTTGCAGACAGGAGGACTTCTCCGCTGTTGAGAAACTTCAGCAGCGAACCGCTCTGATGCACCAGCCAGAATTCACCAGAGGGTGGCCCCGGACAGCGGTCAGCGTCGTTGTAAAACTGCCCTTCCGCCATCCCCACGCCCCTCAGGCCGGAATCAAATCCCACTTCCGCCACAGCGCCGATCATCGGTCCTGCAGCCAGTCCCCAGCCGTTACCCGCCCATGGCGTACTGAGGGGGATCCATCCCGTTTCTTCCCCGGTTGGCTGTAGCTGAACTTTTACTGCATAGCTGACCGGATCGTACGCTGTGATAATGCCCTGACGGGTACCGCTTTTGCCGGCCATACTCTGACGGGCGGCCGCCGCCATGCTGTTGAGCAGTACTTTCACCGTATAACTTCCAGCGCAGCGCTGTGGTTTTTGCCGGATATCATCATTCTGTAGCCCGTATCCGCACTGAGTGTTCGCCGTACACGATCGCAGAAATAGCGCTGATCAAAGAGACTCTGCGTGCCCTCGATACGCACTGACGTTTCAGGCATAAGCAGGTTGTCACCTGCCAGTGAGCAGCTGAACGTCATCTCATGCTGAATGATCTGCCGGTAAAGTGACTCAGCCAGCGCGTGCGCCGCATCGGGCGTCAGTCCGTTTCGGACCACCCGATAGACCTGTCTGTCCGGCGTGGCTTTACCGGGTCTGGTCCCCCCGGCCCGGTCCGGATAGGTGGCAGTGAACTGTCTGTTTTTCAGCTTTGCATTCCAGCTAAGTACTTCCACCGTGACGCCTTTTGAAATCGTCAGCGCCCGTGCAAAAGTCAGGTCACCTGAAAGATTGCACCGGGGAAAGGCCTGCTCACCGGGCGCCTCCCAGCGGATTACATAGTCGCTTCCATGAACAGGGGCGCGTGCGGGACCGAAATAGAGGCTGTCACCCTCCACATAAACCGAAAAGTTTTCTATGCCCGCCAGAGTGGTGATCACATCCCATTCAGTCTGTTCACCGGTCAGATGAGCGGTATCAATCTGGTAGTATTCGCCGACGCGCTGTGTTGTGGCCGTGACAACCGGTGTCAGGCCATGATGATGCGCAAACGTAGTGGCGATTTGTGAACTGGTGAGATTTTTAAAACTTTCGCCTGTCGTTCTCGCGTCTATCAGCTTTGCAGTGAAATCCCGCCCTTCTGCTGAAATTTCAAAACGCGCCGGTTCGTATTGCCAGGTATCAATATTGCCTTTGATGTGTCTTTTCTCATCAACCCCCGCATGGGTCATAACTGTAATGAACAGTTCAACCGTGATGGTCGTCTGCACTGCCCACCAGTTAAGCAACTGCATGCCGGGCGGAAGCGCTGAAATCGCCAGCGTAAGCTCAAATGTTCCGGCACCGCGGAAGGCATTGCTCTCAACGCTGAACGAGACAAAAGGCACTTCTGAACCATTCAAAAGACAGCGCCCGCTGACGTGGCGGGCGCTGGATTCCGGGATGGGGTTTATGACGTCCATTATCGACTCGCCGGGCTGGTGGGTATTTTGAGGGTATGAATGCCCCGCAACTGCGGATCGGTCAGGTCATTCGCATCGGCAATACTGGTCCATAAAGAGGCATCACCATACTGTTCGGAGGCCACCTGATACAGATTACCTCCGGACAGCGTTACCGCCTTCACGCCACTGGCAGCCTGCCCTGAACTCACATTTTTGTTCAGTCTGCCCAGCACCTCCTGAAGGCGATACAGGGCCGGAATGCGGGCCGCATG